TAACCATCGAGTCATCGGGGATCGTGACCGGAGGACGAAGCGCAAGATCGCAGTTCTGAATGCGCGCCGCAGAGAGTTCGTCCAGGTGGCGAAGATCGGGCAGCGACTGGATGAGTGGCCCATTGCCGAACGCCCATTCCTTCATGGGGTTGAAGCGCGCGACGATGAGAGGGACGGCGCCTTGCCCTTTGATCTTCGCCTGCGACACCAGCACGTCATCGACCAGCACGACATATTGCCACGTCTCGGTCGTTTCCTCGTCCCAGCAGCGCCAGAAGCCGCGCACAAGGCACGTCTTTTCCTTGGCGTTGTCCTTGACGTATTTTTCCATGTCGGCCGGCAGCTTGATCTTTGGGATCAGCGATTTCAGCTTCCGGTTGGTCGTGTGCTGGACGAAAAAGCGGTCATCGATCTTGCCGTCTGGCCCGGTGCCGATTTCCAGCTCATGCAGCGGGATCGCCTGGCAGCGATTGCCCTGCCATGCCAGCGGCGCGTCGATCCACATCGCGACCGTGCCAACGGCGATATCGGGGATGAAACTGGTCGCGCACTCGCTGTAAAAATTGCTCGCGCTGATCGCGTCGAAAATCTGCTCGTCCTGCTGCGCAACCTTGTCGCTGATCTGTGCGCGAACGGCGTCCGGAACGCCGAAGCCCGCCTTGCGCTGCGCCCAATGTTCCGCCTCGGGAATGAAGGTATTCACGATCACGGTCGCGAAGTCGCTCGCCATTTCGCAGGCGAAGGAAATGTTGCTCTCGCCCTGATTGCGAGGCTTGGCGCCGACGGCCTGGCGCGAACTGATGTGGCGGGAGCGATGCGGCGCGGCGAAAAAGTAGGCCTCGCGCATGTCGAGTTCCCACTCCGCCTTGTGGCGGCGGCAATCTTCAAGGCGCCAGGTGGCTTCTTCCTCAAGCTTGTCGTCGATGCCCTTGAACTGCTTGTTGCGCCCGCCGCTCATTTGCCGCCCCCGAACATCGAGGCGAGCGACGGCATGGCGCCGAGCGAGAGGCCGCCGACCGTGGGCGAGCCGCCGACCAGCGCCGGGATCGAGAAGCCTTGGCCCTGCGCCTGAGGCGCACCAAACATCTTGAGCAGGTTGGCGTTATCGACGCCGACGTTCTGCTGCATCTGCTGGATTTGCTTGGCGCCAGCCGCCTGCTGCTGAGACTCAATCTGCCAATTTGTCTCGGGCTTCTTGGCTTGCATCGTGGATGACCTTGGCTCCTGCTCGCAAGCAGTCTCGCCAAAGGCCATCCGGCAGCAACGCACCACTCCGCAGGCCAATCAAATGCTTGATCGCCGGGACACACCAGAAGCCCGCGCGCATCCAGAGCGCCGGCTGTTTCTCCGCTCGGTCAATCCGCAGGATCGACGCTGTATCAGCCCATGCGGAAAGCTCGCGCTCGCCAGCGGCGCCCGCCGGGAACACGAACACCCGCGTTCCCCAAAGCCCGACCTCGTACAGCACCCATATCCGCGCGCCATCGGACCAGCCAAAGGCGTTTACATGCTTGAACCGGCCCGGCACCAGCCGGTCGAGCCACTTGTTCGCGCAGGATGGATAGAAGGCCACGAACCATTGCGTGACCTCGCCCGGCGACAGTTTCACGATCACGAAACGCGCCTCAGCGATTTCGCCTTGGGCGCCACGTTCAGCCGCTTCATCGATCCGAGCGGCGCGCGCCCCGTCGCCCGGCGCCCCTCGCCCAAGCCGAGGAAGGCATATTGCGCGCAGTCGGCCACGTCGGAGAACTTGTCCTTGACGGGTTCTGGATCGCCCATCGCGCCCTTGCGGACGTGATAGCGCCCGCACATCGCCGCCTTGAACGTCGGGCAGCCAGATGGCGACACATTCACGCGCGGTAGGCCATTGTGCATTTCGTTGAGCGGGTTCTCGACGGCGGCAAGTCGGGTCTGGATGTTGTTGTTCGCCAGCCCCGGCGCCGGCAGAACCGTGATGCCATGCGTGGCGAAAATCTCGTAGGCCGTGCGCTCGTCGCCCTGCCCCTTGTCCTGCCCTTTCGGATCGCCGTAGATGCGATATTCAAAGCCGGGATATTTCTCCGCGAGGAACCGCTTGAAGATCGGCGCGAAGGTGGCTGCGCCCATGCCATAGCCGCGCACCTCGTACTGGATAAAAATCCGGTTGTTGATATGCTGCATGAACAACGCGCAGGGCCGGCGCCCGAAGTCCATGCCGATGATGACCTCATGCCCATCGACGGGCAGCAGCGGCGCGGCGGCGATATGGGTGTCCTGATTGAATGAACCCCAAACCGGCTCGCCGTCCACGACGAACACGATCTGATTGCGCAGGCGCGAGTCGATCCACGATTTCTTTTTGCCGCGCGACTTCTCCTCGTAATAGCCCGGCTTGAGCCACCGCTGGTTCTCGCACGCCGGGTTCATCTTGTAGCCGACGACCTGGCGGCCATCCGGCGAGCGGATTTCGAGCAGCGCCGGCGGCTGGATGAAATAGGACCAGTTCGTCGGCAGCCGGAGCAGGCCCAACTCCTCCTCTGTCAGATCATCCGCCGGCGGAGCCTCGCCCGTCATCTGCGGCAACCAATGATCCTCGTTCGGCGCGTTCAAATCCGCGATCACGCCATCCCAGTTCGAGCCGCCCTCTTTCATCGACGGATAGCGGCCGGTGCGGCTTTCCGCTTCGTCGAAGATCGCCTTGTTCGTCCACTCCAATTCGTTGAACCACACGCCGGTCAGTTCCAGCGAGCGCAGCTTGGAAATGTCGTCAGCACTGTCGAGAGCGAGGAAATAAACATCGAGCTCAATATCCCCGATCCGCACCATGTGGCACATCGGGCGCGTGCGAACGAGCGTCCCATACTGCGCTTCCGGGAACCAATCGAGCCAAGTCTTGAGCGTAGTATTCGTAAGATCAGGATAAGTATTACGGACAATAGCCCAACGCGACCGGCGCTTGCCATCGAGCGGCGAGGGCTTTTGCTCCATCGCCAGCATGTAAATCTTCATGCAGGAAGCAGAACTCGTGCCACTTCCGATCGGTCCCCGTATGATCGATACATGCGCCCGATCCTTGAGATACTGCCGCAGCACTTCTCCATCCGGCGAATAGACGCGCTTCCCGTCGATGGTTTCAAGGCCAGTTGTGGCGGGCGCGGCGGTCATTCTGGCATCCCCTGGCGCATGGCCATCTCGAATAAGTCCTCGATCGTCTTCCAATGCAGGCCGTGCGCGCGCGTGCCTTCGAGCAGCATCCGCGTGAACTCGGCCGGCGAGAGTTTGAGTTGGGTGGTAGGCTCGTCACCATCCGGTTTCGGCTCCACGATCTCCCCCATCACTCTCCCCCTTTCTCGATCCGATCGGCCTCGGCGCGGAGGGCGGCTGAATAGTCCAACCCAATTGTGTTTCCGCTATTGCCACGCGGATGGAAAACATGGCCTTGGGGGCCAATGCAAACCATGTTCGCGTCTATAAAGTCCGCATCCTTCCTCGCCTGCTCAACACGGCCAGCGGCGCGGGCGATGGCGGCGTCCACTTCCTTGCAGCGGTGGTTTCCGCCCTCGTCACCATAGCCCGCGTGGCATTGATCGGCGGCAAGCGCAAAGTTCTCAGCGTTCAGCCGCTCTATCTCGGCAGAGAGGGCGGCGGGCGTCACAGACAGGTCGATGTGCCCAGCCGAAATCATGTCATGCCAAGCTGTCCCACAGACTGGGAAAGACACAGCATAGCGCCCGGCAGGCTTGGCCTCCCAATCATACGCCCCCGCGCGGGTTAGCCCGCAAGCGGCCTTAGCGATGGCGTGGGCCAGCGTATCTTTATCTGATGCGCCTTCGCGCCATGGGGTTGCGATAAGATCAAAGTCTCGACGAGCGGACCCATGGACGCCGATGGCATACCCATGTTCGCGCGCCGCTGCGCGAATTGCGGGCAGGCGCGAGAAATAGAACGCCTCCATTTCGTCAATCGTTTCGACGCGAACCCAATCTTTCGCCGCCTCTGTCTGATTCTCAGCTATTGCCATGTTCGGCCATCCTCTCGCGCCGTCTGCGGGCGTCATTTGCGATCTGGGCCTCCCGGAATTTCGGGCCGACCCAATATTTGACGGTGGACTCGCCGCGACCGAAGGCCCATGCGACGCGGTAGGGACCGGCGATCCCGAACATCCGGA